ACGAGGTGACGGCGTTTGAAACGCTGGCTGAAAAGTACATGCAGCTAAAGCGCCAGGTTAGAACAGGGGAGTTGATTTGAAGATTAAGCCTTTTGTAGCGCCTGAAATTCAGGAATGCAGAATTGGAAATCACAGATGGAGCGTGGCCCGCCTGTTCCAGCTATCAAAAGATTTGTCAGTGATGGAAATTCCGATAGCCCATCTGAACATCCACTTTATGTACGGCAAAATGAGCCTGCGCGAGTTGGCTGGTCACGCCGTTGCTATTCGCGATGCTGATCTTCGTTGCCCGATTATATTGGATGAGGATGGCGAGCTGATGGACGGCCGGCATCGGTTGATGAAATCAATTATCGAAGGCGCGACGACTATTAAGGCTGTGCGCTTTGACGAAAATCCGGAGCCGTGCAAGTGGGAAAAATGACTACCGCCGGCCAGTGGCTAATACCCGAAACCGCCCCGCGCGACGGCAACCCGTTTATTGCCAACGTTACCGGCTGGCCGTGGGCGGCAATCGCTGCTTGGAACGAGCACGACGATTGCTTTGTTTATACAACGCTGCAAGCGTACGAAATGGCCGAAGAAACAGTTGATCGCTACTTTGAAAACGAGCAAGCCCGGCCCAGCGAACTGCGCGGCTGGCAGCCACTACCGGAGATTTTACGCTGATGGCCGAACCGAGCTACTACGTGCAGCAAATTACCAGCGCGATGAAACGCGAGCTGTCGGTGGGCGTTATGTCAACCACTGGCAGTTGCAACCGCTGCAAAACGGAGGCGGCGCGCGGTTGTGGCGTGTGCCTTACGTGCCGGACAAAAGAGCTGGCAGCGCTAACGGGTAACGACTTACTAGCGCGGCATTACCGCGCGGCGCTGGAAGCGGCTCGCGAGCTTGAGTGTCGGCTTATCCAGCAAGCCGAAATTAACGACAGGGGCCAGATTGATGCTGCTAGCTGATATTGCCGTGCTGGCTCTGCGCGTGGCGATCACGGCGGCGCTGGTTGCGTATTTGTGGCGCGGGTATCGCAGCGGCGGTGCCGCTTGAGCCTGGATTATTTCAAATGGTTTGAAGCTGAGCTGGCCGCGCTGTGCGAACGCGCGCAACTAGCCGCAACAGGCCACCCAACACCGAGACTGCCGGAATTCGCCGGCAGCATTCGCCGTTTCCGCAAACCGGAATCGCGCCCTAAACAGGCGCAGTCTGGTTACGGCTAGCTTGGCGCGGTGCTCTCAGGTGTGGGTATCGCGCTAAATAAAACAGTCATCCGGTCGGCTGTAATTGGCCGGAATTTAGTGCTCTTTAGCGAGCAGGTAGGCCGTACCGGTAACGGCGGCGGGTTCCCTGACCTTCTCTCTGCCTGCTCGACTAAAGCGCATTACCGCCGCTGGCTGCGGCAATAAGCCAGCAATGCGTCGCCGTCTGCGTACGACTGGCAGCAACGGGACGCAACTAATTCAACGGCTAAGCCCGCAGGCCATAAATTGCGGGCAAAGAAAAACCGCGCTGCTGTCGAGGCGGGTACGCGGTTTACCAAACTGGTGAGACGAACTATGAGCGAAAACTCAGAAAATTACAAGGCCGGCGAAACATCTGGCCCAAGCGGCAGCCTGGAGCTGGATTTATTCGGGATGGTGACTATCACCGGCACCGTCGACGAGCACGGCAATATCCACATGCCCGCAGACGAGTTGCTAATGCACTGCCTGCGGATTTTTAAGGGCCGGTTAATGACGCTGGCGGGGATCTATTACAAGCAGTCGGAGGGCGAATGAGCATGATTAAGCAGTTAATTCTGAGCGCCTATCTGCGCGGCTTTATACCGGCTGTTTTCGTTTCATTCTGCTTTGCGGTTCTGCCGCTACGGGAGGCGTAATGCCCCGTAAAAGAGAGATTAAATTCGGATTTTTTCAGAACGATTTATTGACTGACATATCCCCTTGCGGTCGATTAATGTTTCAGGGCATGTGGTGTTTGGCTGACTTTGAGGGCCGTTTATTAGACCGACCAAAGCGAATAAAAGCCGCTGTTATGCCCTACGATAATTTTGATTTTGAGGCCGATTTAGAGGCGCTTGAAAAGAACGGTTTTATCCATCGCTACACGGTTAACGAAATCAGTGTTATCGAAATTTGTAACTTTACGAAACATCAAAACTTGCATCCGAACGAAAAACTTAACGGCTCTGCTATTCCTCGCGAAGATGGAAGTGTTCCGCAAGTTACTGATAACGATAAAAAAGTTATTGCGGATAAAAAAATCGCGAGTAAATCGCGAGTAAATCGCGATAAAAAACGTACTAATCGGGCTTTTACTTCTTTTACTTCTTTTACTTCTTCTACTTCTTTTAATTACCCCAAACCCCTGGCGGGTTTGGTGGGCAAACTCGATGAGTTTGCAGAGCACCGGCGTGATCTAAAAAAACCAATGACCGAGCGGGCAGCAATTTTGCTAATCGGCCAGCTGGAAAAGTTTGCCGGTGAGGGCCACGACGTGTCGGCAATGATCGACACGGCCATCGTCAACGGCTGGCAGTCCGTTCATCCGCCAAAGAATTTTGGCAGCACGCCAGCGCCGGCAGAGCAGGGCACCGCCGGCCAAGATGCCTGGATGCGTGAAATGGGGATCGAGCTATGAAAACGATTTCCGATATTTCGCAGATGCTGGCCGACCGCGCCGAGGCGACGGCGGTTGAGCTTCTGCCGAACGGTAAGCGGGCCGGCAAGGAATGGCAGGCCGGCAGCGTTGACGGCGAAAAGGGTGCCAGCCTGAACGTTTGCATTGCTGGCTCGAAAGCGGGCGTGTGGTCAGACTTTGCGACTGGCGAGCGCGGCGACCTGATGGATTTGTGGGCGACGGTGCGCGGCGTAGACCTGGGCGAAGCGCTGCAACAGGCCGCGAGCTGGCTAGGGGTTGAGATGCCGAAGTTTGCTGGCAAGCGCGAGCAGAGCTACCAGCCGCCGGCGGTGCCCAAAACCGCGAGAGTTGCTGGCGCTAGCGACCCGGCGATGAACTATCTTCGCGACGTTCGGCAAATTCCGCAGGCCGTAATTGAAGCCTACCGGGTGCAGGGCACCGCAACGTCTGTGCTGTTTCCGTTCTACCACGGCGACGATCTAAAAATGATGAAGGCGCTGCGGATAGCGCGCATCGACGGCAAGAAGGATATTCGCCCCACTTCCGGCGAGCAAATGCACTGCCTTTTTGGCTGGCAAGCGGTTAGCGATAAAGCCAGAAATATCACGATTTGCGAGGGCGAAATTGACGCGATGAGCCTCTACGCTTGCGGCTTTACGGCGCTGTCGGTTCCGTTCGGTGGCGGCGCTGGCGGTAAGCATCAGTGGATTGAAAACGAGTACGACCGGCTGGCTCGTTTTGACACGATTTACCTTTGTTTTGACAACGACGAGGCCGGCAAAACAGCGACCGCCGATATTGCCCGCAGACTCGGTGAGCACCGCTGCCGCGTGGTTAAGCTGCCGCTAAAAGATGCCAACGAGTGTTTGTTGGCCGGCCAGTTAGACCTGGTTAATCGCGGTTTTTTGGCGGCTCAGAGCTTTGACCCGCAGGAGCTACGCAGCGCGTCGGAGTTTTACGACGAGATACACGCCAAGTTTTACCCGGATGGCGGCGTAGAGGCCGGCTTGCATCTGCCGTTTTTCGACAGCGAAAAGTTAGTTTTGCGCCCTGCTGAATTATCAATCTGGAACGGGGTAAACGGCCACGGCAAGTCGCAGGCGGTCGGACAGATTGTGCTGGAGGCGATGCGTGACGGCAGCCGTTGCTGCGTAGCCTCGATGGAGTTTAAGCCGGAGATGCTGCTGTGGCGCATTACGACACAAGCCGCTGGCCTAAACGGCGACTCGCCGCCGTCACCTGAATTTATTCGGGAAATTACGAACTGGTATCAGCGCCGGCTGTGGATGTTCGGGGTTGTCGGTTCGGCAAACTGGGAGCGTTTGCTAGAAGTTTTTCAGTACGCCGCCAAGCGTTACGGCTGCAATATCTTTGTTGTCGATTCGCTGCTGAAGTGCGGCATTGACGAGGACGACTACAACGGCCAGAAACGATTCGTAGAGGCTTTGTGCGATTTCAAAAACACGCACGACTGCCACGTTTTGCTAGTGACTCACAGCCGCAAGGGCGACGGCGAATTCAAGCCGACTGGCAAGATGGATGTTCGCGGCTCCGGCACGATTACCGACCTTTGCGACACGTTAGTAAACGTTTGGCGGAACAAGCCGAAAGAGAAAGAAATTAATTCCAGCGACGCCGAAATTCGCGACAAGGCAGCGGACAAGCCTGATTCGATTTGGTCGGTGCAAAAACAACGGAACGGCAACGGCTGGGAAGGCGGGCGCGGCCTTTGGTTTCATCCGCCGTCGATGCAGTTCCTTCGCGGCCAGCACGCGAAACCTTTTCAATACGTCGGCTATAGCAGCCAACAATCGGAGCAATACGCATGAGCACAATAAGTTTTACCGGCCGAATCGGGCGCGACTGCGAAGTTCGCCAGGCAGGCCAGAGCACCGTCGCAGAGATAGCCGTTGCAGTCGATACCGGCTATGGCGAGCGCAAAAAAACGACATGGTATCGCTGCCAGCTTTGGGGGAAGCGTGCCGAGGGCGGCTTGATTGACTACCTAAAAAAAGGAACGCAGGTATTTGTAACCGGCGAGCACAGCGGCAGCGAGTACAAGAAAAAAGACGGTAGCAGCGGCTACAGCAACGACGTGAATATTGACCGGATTTCGCTCATTGGCGGCAGAGACGGCGGCAGTCAGTCGGGCAGCAGCCAGCCACAAGGGCGCAATAGCTACGGAAATGCGGCCGCTAGTCAGCCACGCATCGCGCCAGACCAGCCGCCGGCTGATTTTGACGACGACATCCCGTTCTAGGCCGTATTCATGACCGCAGAACAACAAAAAAACTACTTCGCCAGCGAGCGCGAAACCCTAACCGCCGAAATGCAGCGACAGAAAGCGTTGCGCGTGCAGGCGAGTGGTAAAGCCAAGCCGGACGGATGGGCGGCGCGTGAGTGGGCAGCGGCAAAGAAAAAGCACGTCGATGCGGAGCTTGAGCATGAGGCGGCTATTGAGGCCGTGAATCACTTGGAAATTAAATTGCAGGCGGCGCGAGCTGCGGCGAACAAAACGCGGGGCCGGCTATCCGTGGCTTTCCGGCAGGCCCGCGAAATGGGGATTATTCAATGAGCCGATACCAGCAAAAACAGCGAGCCGAATTCCGCAACGCGAAAGCTCCGAAGCCGGCGACCGTAATTAGGTTTAGCCCCAACGGCGAGCGCCGAGGCTGTCAGATGCCGCGAGTGTCGAAAGTGCAGAAGGAAATTATGGCGGCGATAGCCGATGGCCGGGTGTACTCGCTAGAAGAAATCAGCGCTATCACGGGCCTGAAACGCGAAAACATACGGCACTGCTTTGCCCGCGCAGACAAAACCGTGGTTCCGGTCAGAGTTACCGAGGCGGGCGTTGAACATACCGGCGTAGCGCGTGCGGTTTTTAACAACTGGCTATTCGGGCGGGCAGCATGAGCGCCCCACGGCCAACAGGCCCGATACCGGAGCCGCAGAGCACGGACGCTGACAACCGGAAGCCTCGTTGCCAGTGCGGGCGAGTGGCGCGTGAAAACAGGGATTACTGCCGGCCATGTACTCGAAAAAATTTGGTAAAAATGGATTTGGCATGGCCGAAAAATGGGGCAGACGAATGAGCAAATACAACTGCACGACAGCGCCTGACGACTTCCTTTTAGTTAATCCGATTACATCCGGCGTCGTGGAAGTTCAGCTATTCGGCGCAGACCTTTATGAGGTTTCGCTATCAGTTGATCTAACGCCCGGCTTTGCGCGCCAGCTGGCTGCTGAGCTATTAGCCGCGGCGGATAAGATTGATGAGATTGCAAAATAAATGGGGACTAATCCGCGATGAAGGCAATAAACGCTATTACCGCATGCCCGTTCTGCCGCTGGGGCCGCGCACGCTTGAGACGCGGCTTAACCCGGCTACCGGCAAACATCAGCCGTACCGTGTCCACTATCGACAAAGCGATGCAGGGGCCGGCTGTGCGGGCTGATGCTGTGCGGTTGGCGGGGCGGTTGTGATGGGGCCGCCGTTTCTGTGCATAGACCCTGGCCCCAAGTCCAGCGGGGTTTGCGAATACTTGCCGGAAATAAACGGAGTACGAAATGCCGACAGCAAAGCCGACAATAACTCACTGATGCTTGATCGAGAAGGCTTGCCCGTACTAATCGAGATGATAGCGAGCTACGGTATGCCAGTGGGTGCGTCAGTGTTTGAAACATGTGGCTATATCGGCAGGCTAGTACAGCACTACGGCCCTGATAACTGCCTGTTGATCTATCGCAAGGACGTGAAGCTGACGCTCTGCAACAGTCTTCGAGCAAAGGATGCAAACGTGCGCCAGGCGTTGCTCGACAGGTTCCCCGCCTACGGCGGCGGAAAGACCCCGCAGGTAGGTACAAAAAACGATCAAGGCCCGTTGTATGGCGTTACGTCGCACGCATGGTCTGCACTGGCGTTAGGCGTTGCTTACGCGGAAAACCCGTCAATCGGCCGGCGGCCAAATTTTTAGCACTGGGGATTATTGAGCAATGACAGAAACCATCGGGCAACGGCGGGCCGGCATGAAGCAGAAAAGCATCGACGAGCTGCTAGCCGGCTGGCGTACGTATCGTGAGATAAAAAAGGGCATTACTGGGCAAGCGACGAGCTTTAATCACAATTTGCCTGAGGATTTTAAGCCCGAGTACAAGCCGGGCCGCGAGAATTTTGAAACGCCGATGACTAAGCCGGAGTCGCTATGCCATGCGCTACAGCGCGCGGAGGCTGAGCGCTGGGAATACACGGCTGTGGAAGTGGCCATTAAGGGCGTCATAGCCGGCTGGGGCGACAGCGGCCTGCGAGTGGCCCTAGCGTATTGCTCGCGCGGCGTGGGCAGCAGCACGATAGCTGACGAGTCGGGCATTAAGCGACACGTATGCAGCGCGGTAATCCGCTCCATTAGAGAGCAGGCACCGGCGGCGTTTGAGGGGATAAGGGCGGCGCGGTGGTTGCGGGCGGGTTGAATTATTTTTAGATAACGATTTGCGACAAAGCGAACTATGGCTAAAACTAAATATATTTAAGTATTGGCGCGTTAAGACAATATATACTAATCATAGTGCAGTAAACTAGTTGCATGAGTTGAGGGATTAGCCCGAAACGAAACGGAGATAAAAATGAATACTTTTAACGCCTTTTCAGCTGCTAACAAAGAAACTATAACGGATCTTATCAGCGCCATCTCCAAAGCTAGCCACGGACTTGAATTAGAGAGTTCAGCAAGCTTCATAATGAATGCGAGCGTGAAAAGTGCCCTTATTTCGGTTCTTGATGGGTTGAATGATTTCATTAAAACCGCCGATGCGAACGAGTGTGATGACATTGCACAATGGCCGAATGACGTTGTCGGATTTTGTGCTCGATTAGCCCGTCATTTGAGCGGCTCGCTTCACGGAAAAGGCTTAAGCAATGGCTATTACGACAACGCTCAAATTCTAGGGGTTCTGGTTTGTGAAATGGAAAGAGGCGCTGTCAAATGATCTCCGACACAGAGCCTAGAGTTGTTGTTAGCAAGTGCAGAAGAATGGGCGGATATCTGATTAGCGTTGAAAGTAAGAGGTTTACTGAGTCTGACCGAATGGCCGGAAACTCACCGGAAGAGGCCGCTGCAGCTTTAGCGAGAGCAATAGTTCGCTACGGAATAAGAAAAGGCCGGGCTATAGCGCCTGCCGATGTTATGGCATTGATTAAGGATTTCTGGTGAGCCCCAGCCAACAATGCAAAGCCGCCGGCCTTCGGAGCCTTAAACAGCTCTCTGAGGTATGCGGCGAATCAGAGCACACGCTCTATAACTGGCACAAAAACCGGCCTAAAGTTTTCGCAATGTTGATTGTTGCGGCGCTGTTGGAATTTGAGGATTGAGCCCCGGCTTGACGCGTAGTACGTAAACAGAGGATAATTGCTAACGTGGTAATAGCTGAGTAGCTAAAGCCAGAAAACAAGGCCCGCCCCGCATCTCACTGATGCGCACCCCGGCGGGTTATATCTCAAAGCCTCGCAACTGGAAACAGGGCGGGGCTTTTTTGTTGGGCGTATCTAATGAGCGAAATTGCAGAAGCTGTCGCGGCTATCAACCATTTGGCTGATGCGATAAGCCGACAGTCGGAGGCGATTAACAGCCTCGCCCTATCAGTAGCTGCGATGCTGGATGATGGCAGCGACGTTTCGCAAGCTGATTGTTGCTACATGGACGGCACTCCCGTTGCCCACGGCGCCAAGCACACATAAGCCGGGCACTACAGCAGCCGGTACGCACTTGCAGCGAGGCACGGCAGCACAGCGAGGCTACGGCCACCGATGGCGGCTAGTGCGAAAGCAATACCTTAAAGCTAATCCGCTATGCGTCTACTGCATCAGGCAAGGCAGAACAACAGCAGCCAACGTGGTTGACCACATCATCCCGCACCGAGGCAATAACGCCTTGTTCTGGGATGCAGGTAACTGGCAACCGCTCTGCACAAATTGCCACAGCTCTGCTAAGCAGAGGGAAGAAAACAAGCGCTAGAAATGATATAATTTGAGACGCAAACGGAAGGCGCGACAACGCCAACCGGTTGCTAATCACCGCGACTATTAAGGAGTTCGCAATGACTAGAAAGAATAATAGCACCTGCACCAAAGTTAGAACATGTGGCTACTGCGATAGCCAGTACAGGAAGTCAGAGCAAGGTGGGTATAAGTACTGCTCAGACCCTTGCAAGATTGGCGCTATGAACGCTAAGCAGCGCAAAGGTAGCCTGACTAAGCAGGACATACTTCTACAGTACGGCCCTAGGCCGCAGAGTAAGCCTGACTGCGCATGGTGTGGCAAAAAAACCAATAGGTTCGATGCGATATTCTGCTCCAAGTCATGCGCCGGTAAGGGCAGGAAAGGGAACACAGCGCTAAAAGCCAAGCTAGCGGCTATGGCTCCTATCGTATACACAACCTTCTCTAAGCTATGCGTTGAATGCTCGACTAGGTTCACAAGCAAGACAGAAGCGGTCGATCTGTGCTCGGCTACTTGCATGGCCCTTTCGGGCAACAAAGCTAAAAGAGGTGAAGACCTAAGGGTCTGCACGGTATGTGCTAAGCAGTGGGTTAGGCCATACGGTCGAGGGCTGACGCAGGTGTGTAGCGAAGAATGCCGGTCGGAGCGAATCAAGCAAGAGCGCAGTCGCTACAAGAGTAAAACTGGAAGGAAGTACTACCAAAGGGCTTTGAAGTTAGGCGCTAAGGCTGAGAGGTTTAGCCCTTTAGACGTGCTGGCTAGAGACGGCTGGAAGTGCCAGCTGTGCGGATGCTCTACCCCTGAATCACTCAGAGGCAAGAACAAACCAAGATCACCAGAGCTAGATCACATACTGCCGCTGAGCAAAGGTGGCGACCACACTAGGATTAACACGCAGTGCCTGTGCAGAGCATGTAACGCGGCAAAGAGCGACGCCGAGATTGGTCAGATGCTGTTGATAGGATAGAAAGTTAACGGGGGGTATATCCAAACTGGCTAAAAGCCACCTCTGTGACCACCCCCCACCCATTTATTTGCACGTGCAAAATGAAAATTTGAGTTTTTATGGCAGGTAGACCCCGCAAGCCGACAGCATTGAAGTCGATAAGCGGTACAGACCAGTCATGCCGAAAAATTGACGAAGCCGAATACGACCCGCTGCACGATTTGCCGCCCGCGCCTAACTGGCTGCCCAACTCGCACGCGACACGCGAATATGAGCGGCTAGGCCCGATGCTAATGGCGCACAAGCTGTTGACCGCCGAGGGCATTAACTTGTTCGCACAGTATTGCGCGCTACACGGAAAGATTGTGCAGCTTTGGACAGCTGGCGAAACACCGACCGCTCAGATGTTCAGCCAGCTCCGTGGCCTTGGTAATGATTTTGGCCTAACGCCGGTTGCACAGACTCGCGTCAGACCGCCTGAAAAGGCATCGAACAGCAACCCGTTTGCGAAACATGCCCAGCGGGCGTGATTACGTTGCGATAGCTGACAGCTACGCCAAGCAGACAATAAAAAATAAGTACGCCGGCAAGTGGATGAAGCTCGCCGCAAAGCGATATTTGTCCGACCGCAAGTCAAAAAAATTTATTTTCGATAAAGATAAAGCCAACGGGGCTTGTGATTTCATCGAATTGCTGCCGCACGTTGAAGGCGTATGGGAAACGCCGACGCTGGTGCTGCATGAGTCGCACGTGTTTTTCGTGGTTAGCCTGTTCGGCTTTCGCAAGGATGACGGAACGCGCCGGTTTACATCGGCACTGTTCGCGGTAGCTCGAAAAAATGCGAAATCCACATTAGCCGCAGCCATCGGTCTTTACGTTCTAACTTGCGAGGGCGAAGTGGGCCCGCAGGTTATCAGCGCGGCAACGACCGGCGACCAGGCCCGGATTGTGTGGAAGATCGCGAAGGCAATGGTGGAGCGCACGCCAGCGCTGCAGGAGGCTTTCGGCATACAGCCGATGGCTAACGCAATACCGTGCTTTGCCAACGGCGGCACGTTCAAGCCGATCAACGCGAAGGCATCAACGCAGGATGGATTGAACCCGTCGACGGCGATCATGGATGAGATACACGCGCACCCGACGCACGACCTGATTAACGTTCTAACCTCGGCGGCCGGCGCGCGAAAGCAGCCGTTGTTTTTGTACACCACCACCGAGGGTTACGAAAACCCTGGCCCGTGGCGAGAGCAGCGAGAATTTGCCAAGCGCGTGCTCGATGGAGCAGTAGAAGCCGATCATTTTCTGGCCTTTTACTTCGCAATCGACGACGACGACGACGATTTTGATGAGCGGTGCTGGCAAAAAGCCAACCCGTTGATGTCAGTAAACCCATTAATTCTGAAAACCCTGCAGAAAGAAGCCATTGAAGCCAAGGCAATGCCCGGCAAAATGGCAGAATTTCGGATTAAACGCCTCAACCGGCCCGCCTCCGGGGCTAATGCGTGGGTAAATTTGCACGATTGGCGAGCCTGTTCCGGCCCCGTTGACCTGAAAGCGATGGAGGGGCTGCCATGCTGGGCGGCTTTCGACCTGGCCAGCACCAGAGATACCACCGCATGGCGGATGGTCTGGCGCGATGGCGACCAGTTTTATACGTGGGGCCGGTACTGGGTTCCTGATGCCGCCATTCACCAGCGCACCGCGCGCGGCAGCGCAAACTATGCGGGCTGGTGTGAAACCGGATTAATCACGCGCACGGATGGAAACGTTACGGACTACTCAGTTGTTGAGCGTGACATAAAAGAGGATTTTGAGCGGTTCAACCCTTCGCAAGTTGGATTTGATTCGTGGAACAGCACTGATTTAGTTAACCGGCTAACCGACGCGGGCTTGCCGATGGTGCAATTTATCCAGGGCCCGAAGTCATTTAACCCGGCGATGCAAGCGCTAGAACGCAGCTACTTATCTCACCAATTATCCCACGGCGGTGACCCTGTTTTACAGTGGCACGCCGCGAACCTTATCCCGCGCTTAGATGCGAACAACAATCAAGCGCCCGACAAGAAACGGAGCGCCGACAAGATTGACGGGATGGTTGCACTGCTAATGGCTTTTGGTCTGGCTGCAGCCGACGAAGGCGACGGCGACATTATGCAATCAATTATTAACCCACTGAGGCTAGGCGCTTGAGCATATACAGCTGGATGCGCACAAACTGGCCTTTTGGCGGCCCGGCGCGCCGTGAAGGTCAGCAATACAGCGGCCCTGATTCGTATCAGCAAGCATCGGCCAAGCCGGTCACGTTCGATACTGCGATGCAGGTTTCTGCATTCTGGGCTTGCGTCCGGCTGATTTCTGAAACGGTTGCAGGCTTGCCGCTACAGGTTTACCGCCGCACTGAATCAGGCTGGGAAGTTGACCGTATGCACCCGCTCAGCGTGCTTTTTTCCGGAAAGGTTAACCGCTACCAGACCAAGCACGAATTTATCGAATGCCAAATGCTGGCGCTGGCAACGCAGGGTAACTGCTACGCTAAAATCCAGCGAGGAGCCGGTGGCGACATTGTTTCACTGCTGCCAATGCTGCCCGCTCAAACCGAAGTTAAATTGCTGGACGATGGATCGCTAACGTACCACCACTTCACGAATCGCGGCGTTGAAGTGCTGGCAGAAGCTAGCGTATGGCACATAAAGCTATTCGGTAACACGATTGTTGGATTATCCCCGCTAGCCCACGCTCGAAATATGCTGGGATTAGCTCAAGCGGCAGAGGGCCACGCCGCTGAAATGTACAAAGGCTCGCTAAAGCCAACCGGCGTGCTGAGTATGGACGCGATTCTAACGCCAAAGCAGCGCGCAGAGATTCGCGCCGACTACCAGGCTCTGAGAATAAGCGACGATACCAACGCCCCGCTAGTGCTCGAAGGCGGAATGAAGTTCCAGCAAGTCAGCCTGTCGCCTAGCGATATGCAAATGCTGGAGTCTCGCCAGTTTCAGACTCAGGAAATTTGCCGCTTTATGGGCGTTCCCTCGGTACTGGTTAACGACACCAGCGGGACAACCGCATGGGGCAGCGGCATTCAGCAGATCATCGAGGGCTGGTACAAGCTGGGATTGTCGCCATACCTTAACCGCACAGAGAGCAGCATTCACTGTCATTTGCTCTCGATTGATGAGCGAAGCGATCACAAGATTGATTTTGATATGGATGCGCTGTTGCGAGCCGATCAAAAAGCCCGTTACGACGCTTACCGCGAGGCTATTAATTCCGGCTGGATGATGCCGAACTATGCTCGCGAGAAGGAAGGAATGCCGAAGGTAGACGGCGGCGACCGATTGATCGTAAACGGCACTATGCAGCCGCTGGATAAAGTGGGCGAAAACCGGCCGATAGCGGCTGTTCAGCCCAAAGCATCAGTGGTTGAGTTCGTTATGCCGGAAGCTAACCCCGCGCCGATCAACGTTCAGCCTCCTATTGTTAACGTCACTGTCGCTGAGCCGAAAGGCAAAAAGGTTAAACACCTTGGCAACGGTGAATACGAAGTGACCTATGCAGCTAAGTGATCCCGTTCGCAAAGCCATGGGCAGCGCATTGCTTGAATTAATAAAGCTGTCCGAACTGAATTTATACGCCGACAACGGCGATGTGATTGTAACGCTACCGCTTGGCAGCTTTCGCCAAGTAAAAGCCGGTGTTGTTGAAACGCTGGCGACAGCTCAGGGCTACGCAATAACAGATGGCACGCCCGCTAGGTATGACGTGCGCCGCAACGGGAACTTAGTTATGCGAGGCGAGGCGTCTGATTTAGGGCTAACGGATAGTTTGCCCAGCGGCGCGCTGGTTAGCTTGAGCACATTTGTTTACGAGGTAGCCAATGGAGTCTAAATTACCGGTATCAGGCACTGGCAAGCATCTGCGCACGATAGAGCAGAGCACCGCCGCCGGAACTGTGCATACCGAAGCCGTAGCACTTGCCGACCCGGTCAATCCTCAGGAAGTCGCCCGCGTTGTTGATGGTGCGGTGGTGGTTACTCAGGCAGCACAGCCGCTGCAGTACGTTTCCACTACGCTGTCAGCTGGTCAGCTATCAGTGCCGGGGAAGTTGATGGCCTTTCGCGTGTTTGCTTCGCTAACTGACGGTAGTTTTCGCATAAACGGCGGCGACGCTATCACCGTTAGGGCCGGAACCGGCTTCGATAGACAGGTTCAGGGCCAATCGGACAACGCGACTATTGAGTGGGTGAGCGGAACACTCGACGTTTACGCTGAATATGGCTAACGGAATCACCACAATTCGGACGCTAGGCATTGTAAAACTGCCCGTTTCCGGCCCTGTTGAGCCGCCTGTTGATCCATCGGACGTGGTTAGCGTTGTAGAAACGGCTGCTTCTGATGCTGGCGGCGGGCTAGTTTTTGATTTGTCGCAGTTAGCGCTTACAGAAATCAGCGGCGTACTAGTTGAGCTAACGCCAGAAATTGAAAACCTTGAGGTTATCGTGCAGTCGGTCACGCCTCAAGAAGTAACTGCTTTGGTTAGGCCAGTGGCTGGCTTGGTGGGCGCTGCACTGCTCACGGCTACCGGATTGGTAGCGGGCGTAGTAGCCACGCTGACTGCTATTGGTCGCGCAGCATTATGATTGCGGCACTTCTGCTTAACAGGCCGCTAGTGCAGGAAGGCGGCGGATACACAGCACCGCCAACCATAAAGATCATTCAGGCCCGCTTTAAACCAGCGGGCTTTTTTATGGCCGCCATCGCCGTCGCTAAGCCGGCAGTGATTGCCGCTAGGTTTTTCGTGCCCGCTGGCAGTGCTTGGGCCGTTGCCGATTACGAAGATATTGCCGCTGAAATAGCGGCGCTGATTGACTGAGGTCAACAATGGAAACTAAGCAGCTCGCACTGAGCGACACCAAATTCAAAGCCGAAGGCGATGGCCGTTTTACCGGTTACGCCTCGGTATTCGGCGGGCTCGACTCTTACAACGATACGATCGTAAAGGGCGCGTACCTGGCCACCATTAAAAACCGCCAGCGGCCTATCCGCATGCGCTGGAACCACTACGGGCCAGTGATTGGCAAATGGGTCGGCATTGAAGAAGATGAAAAAGGCCTGCTGGTCACGGGTGAAATTACCCCCGGCCACAGCGTAGCGAATGACGTTTACGCCTCGATGAAACACGGAGCAGTTGATGGCATGTCGATTGGTTTCCGCGTCATTGATTCGGAGCAAAAAGACGATATTCGCCTGCTGAAACAAATTGAATTAGTAGAGATTAGCGTGGTTGAAGAACCCGCCGACCTGGGTGCAACGGTGAGCGACATTAAATCCGCCATCGAATCGGCCCACTCACTAGCAGAATGCGAAGCAATGCTGAGAGATTCAGCACGCTTCAGTCGGAAAGATGCGTGCGCGCTGGTCAGCCGCATCAAGTTCCTAGCTCGCGGTGATCGCGCAGCTGAAGAAGAGGCCGCAGCGCTTGCGGCAGCATTCCAGCGTCACGCCTAACACTAGGCAACGTCACCGACCAAGGCCCGCATTTGCGGGCTTTTTATTGGAGCAAAACAATGACCACCGAAGCAGTAAAAGCCGTTGAAAGCGGTTTGGAGAAAATCGAGGCAAAGCTCGACAAGTCTCTCGAAAAATTTCAGGGCCAGATTGATGAGTCCGGCAAGGCCTCTAATGATATTCGCGACGAAGTAAAAGCCGTCGCTGAGCAGCATGAAAAGATGAACGCTAAGCTCATCGACTTGCAGCAGAATATGACTAAAGGCTTTGACGAAGGCCGCGAATTGCCTAAGTCAATCGGTGCTCAGTTCACCGAGTCCGATGCGTTTAAGTCCTACGCAGCTGGAGGCACCCAAAAAGCCCGCGTTGAGGTCAAAAACACCATCATCGGTGAAACGGGCGGCAATCCGAGCGGCGTATTGACTCAAGCCGACCGGCTGGCCGGCATTGTGCCGGGCGCGTTCCGTGCTCTGCGTCTTATGGACGTGCTGCCGAGTGGCTCGACTGTTAGCAATAATATCGAGTACACCCGCGAATTGGCGTACACCAACGCGGCAGCAGAAACGTCAGAGGGCAATCAAAAGCCTGAAAGCACGCTGACGTTTGAGCTGGCCAACGCGCCGGTGCGCACCATCGCGCACATTATCAAAGTGTCTAAGCAGGCCCTCGAAGATGCGCCCGCGCTGCAGTCGTACATTGACCGCCGCATGACTCACGGCGTACGCAACCGCGTAGAACAGCAAGTGATTAACGGTGACGGCACCACGCCTAATTTGTCCGGCATTTTCACCGCCGGCAACCACGCAGCCTTTACGCCGACCGCTGGCGATACTGCTATCGACTCGCTTAACCGTGCTAAGTACGCGGTTATCGCGGCTGATTACAGTGCTGACGTGCTGCTAATGAACCCCGCAGACTGGGGCGCAATCGAACGGCTGAAGAAAGGCGACCTCGGTTATGTTGGCGGCGAAGGCGCTGGCATTACCTACCTGATGAACGGTATGCAGCCGGTTATTTGGGGTCTGCCGGTTGTTGCCAGCAACAACATTCCTGAGGGCCAATTTGCAGCGGTCAGCATGGAAGCGTTGCAAGTGATGAACCGCAGCGGCGTTGTTATTGAGATGTTCGAGCAGGATGCTGACAACGTTCAGAAAAACTTGCTCACCATCCGCGCTGAAGCTCGCCTGGCACTGCCAATTTACACTCCGGCCGCTATCCAAGTTGGCGCGTTAACCGCAGCGTAAATAAAAAGGGCCGCCCGTAACAAGGCGGCCCTTTTTATTGAGGTGAAAAAATGAAAGTCACAGCACTGAAAGACTTCCAAACCACAAGCTACGGCTATGTTAACCAGGGCCAAGAACTGATCGTTACCGATGAGCACGCGAAGCATTTTGAGAAGTACGGCCTCGCGTCGATAGTCAATAATCGCGAATACGACACAAAAGTGATTCGAGAGCGGCCAAAAACCCGGAAAAAAGGCAAAAAGTGATTGTTTCGCTAGAGCAGGCCAAGTTGCACTTGCGCCTCGACGAAGATGATCAGGACGAAATAATTTCGCTGTACATCCGCGCTGCTCAAGAACGAATTGAAGCGTATTTAAATCGCCGGGTTTTAGAGTTTGGCGACCTTGTTATTACTAACGAGATATTTGTCAACGCAGCTATACAGGCCGCCGCGTTGCTGTATATCGGCCATTTAGAGCGAAATCGCGAGAGCGTAGTCGTCGGAACCATAGCCAGTGTGTTGCCCAATGGTTTTGAGGCGCTGCTTATGCCTTACCGCTCCCTGATGGGCGTTTAGATGCGTATCGGGCCTATGCGGCACCGCGTAAGTATCCAGGCGGTGAACTACGAGCAAAACCCGGTCACGGGCGAAATGACTGAAACCTGGCAGGAAGTGAAAAAGGTTTATGCACGAGTCGAGCCGCTATCCGCACGGGAATTTATCGCCGCACAGCAGGCGAACAGCGAAGTTTCAGCGCGAATAACGATTAGATACCGCGATGACATTACCGCAGATATGCGGATTGTTCACCGGGGGGAAATATACGACGTTCAGGGGCAGTTACCCGACAATAATAGCGGTCTCGATTACCTGACAATCCTGGTTAAACAGGGCGCAAGCGACGGCGGAAATGTCTAGCGAATCTAGCATAACCGGGCTGGACGAGCTGCGGGCTAATATCCAGGGCGTTACCGACGACATGGAGCGCAAAGGCGGCCGGTTTGCGCTCAGGAAGGCCGCAAACGTTATCAGAGATCAGGCTAGAGCCAACGCCTTGAAAGTAGACGACCCGAAAACGCCTGAATCAATTGCCGCCAACATCGAAACACGGTGGAACGGAAAAGTATTCAAGCGAACCGGCGATATAGGGTTCCGCATTGGCGTGCTGAACAAAGGCAAGGGCGGCGACACGTTTTACTGGCGCTTTTTGGAGTTTGGCACCGAGCAAGCCAAGGCACAGCCTTTTCTACGGCCCGCCGCGACCAGCAAAGAGGGCGAGGCGATTGGCGAGTTTGTAGCTCAATACGGCAAAGCCTTGAGCCGCCATCTAGCGAAGGCTAAAAAGGCCAAATAATGTTCCCGAATATTTTTCAAGTAGCCGTTGCAGACGAATCTGTTACGGCGCTTTTGGGCGCGTTGCCGACTCGCTTTTATCACTCTGGAAAATCAGAGCAGGGCGGAGCGCTGCCTTACGCAACGTGGCAAGTAGTTGCCGGCTCGCCAGAAAACTACATCGACAGCGCGCCTGATATCGACATGTATTCGATACAGATTGACGTATGGGCTAACAGCCTACGCAGCGCCAGAAACGTCGCTGAGGCTCTCCGGGACGCATTCGAGGGCCGCGCACACATCACGTCATGGCGCGGCGAAAGTACCGACGAAACAACCAACCACCACAACTACAGTTTTGACATTGACTGGTTCGAGAAGCGAACCTAAACGGAGCAACAACGCATGGCTATTTTATCGCAAGGCACCAAAATCTATTTTATTGACCCGTCGGATGATTCGGTTGTTACCGTGAAGTGCGCAACAACCCTAACCCCTGGCGGCAACCCTTCGGATCAGATCGAAACCACTTGCCTTGAAGAGTTTTCTCGGTCGTATTTACCCGGCCTGCGCACACCCGGCCAGGCGACCATTGGCCTCAATGCAGACCCGTCTGTGCCATCCCATGTGCGCATGGGGGAACTGGCGGAACAAAACCCGCAAGAAGTGCTGAAATGGACGGTCGGGTGGTCTGACGGAACCGAAGCGCCGACCGTCGCCGACGGTGACTTTGTGCTGCCTGATACGCGTACATGGTTCAGCTTTCAGGGCTACATCAGCGATTTCCCGTTCGATTTTGCACAGAACACGGTCGTTACGACTTCAGTGACCGTTCAGCGCTCTGGTGCGTCTAGCTGGACTCAGAAGGCTGTCGTTTAATGTCACTTAGTGTCAAAAGCCTAACCGAGTCGGGCGCGTTTACCGGTGCGCCGGTAGAGCGTGAAATCAAGTGGATGCAGAAAGGCAAGGAGCATAAGGCCACTACCTTTGTACGGCCGCTTTCTTACAATTCTGCCGTATCTGATATTCGTTCAGCGTCCACCAACGGCGACCCCGTTGCCGGGCGAATCGCCGCTTGTATCGTCGATGAAAAAGGCGCGCCGGTGTTCACCGTCGACGACATTTTGCACGGCCCGAAAGACTCTGACGGCAATCACATGGGTGCGCTTGATGCGGGACTAACGATGGCGCTGCTGCAAGTTATATCCGAGGTAACTGGCCTGGGGGAGACCCCGGCGAGCTAAGCAATGAGGATGAGGTGTGGTGCGAGCTGGTCGCTAACGGAATTGGCGGCCGCACCATTGCCGAGGCCCAGTCTGTCATGTCATACCGGGAATTTTTGGTCTGGCTGGCGTACCGCAAGCGCCGAGGCACCCTCAACACCGGGTTACGGCTCGACGGCGGATTTGCTTTGCTCGCATCGCTCTACGCAAACGCGCATTCAAAAGATGGCGGGTTTACGCCAGCTAATTTCATGCCTTACGAAGATGAGCGGGAAGTTTCGCTCGATGAGGCCATGTCGGAATGGACATAAACCGCTGATAAATCAACACCGGAGCAAGCCGCATGGCTAGCCGATCACTTGGCACGTTGACCATTGACCTGATCGCCAAAACGGGCGGATTTGTACAGGGCATGTCGAAAGCTGAGCGCGAGTCGAAGCGCTGGCGAAACGAAGTGCAAAAAGACCTGAGCGCGGTTAGCCGGTCGCTAAAAATTGCAGGCACCGCCGCCGTAGTGGGGTTGGGCGCGATGATTACCCAGACCGTGAAAACGGCGAAGGAAGTCAGCAATCTGGCCACGGTGGCCGGCACCACGCCGCAGGCGCTGCAGCGGTTTGCCTTTGCTGCTGAGCGGCTAGGCTTGCCGATAGATAAAGTCGCCGACATTCTCAAGGATGTAAACGACAAGGTCGGCGACTTTCTGCAAACCGGCGGGGGCCCGCTAAAGGATTTTTTCGAGAACATAGCGCCCGCTGTTGGCGTTACCGCAGAGCAGTTTAAGGGGCTGGCCGGCGATGAAGCGCTGGGGCTCTACGTTTCCAGCCTCGAAAAAGCCAACCTTTCGCAAAGCGAAATGACTTTCTTTATGGAAGCCATTGCCAACGATGCCACGCTGCTAACTCCGCTGTTTAAGGATAACAGCAGAGAATTGAAACGGCTAAGCGACCAAGCAGACGAATTCGGCGTAGTGTTATCCGACATAGAGCTAACCCAGCTCAAAGCGGTAGGCGAAAACGTTGCTGAATTAAAGGGCGCGTTTACCGGGCTGACTCGCGAGGTTTCGCTCGTAGCCATACCGGCCGTTGAAGATTTAACCAATTTTCTTGCCGATCCTGCGACGCTTGAAGCCGCAAAAACGCTGGCTAACGGAATCGTTAAGGCATTCACGGCAGCGGGTGAGGCTTTAAAAACAACGGTCGGGCTCGCCAAATTTTTAGGCCAGGAGCTTGCCGCCGCAGTAGGCGGAATTGCCGGAGACGACATTATTCGTCTGGAAGCGAAGGCCGAAAAGCTGCGAGACCTGATCGAAAAGCCGTTTAACTTACGCTCAGGCGCTCAGGAAAAAGAGCTTGCTGAAATTGAAAGTCAAATTTCGGCCTACTATAAAAATCAAGAAGAACTGGCGCGCCAGCAAGCGCGCAAGCTCAAAGAAATAACCACCGATTCGGCCGGCGAAGAATCGGCAGAACGGATAAAAGCGGCTCGGCAAACCGCTGAGATTGTCTCGAAAATTGAGACCGAAGCCGACCGCAAGAAAATGAAGGCGGCGCAAGCTTCTGCCGACGCGGCCAAGGCGGCCGCCGATGCAGTCGATAGTGCATTCGCCTCGGCTGAGGCGGGCTACAAACGCCAGATAGCGCTGATTGGCGAAACAAGCGAAGCCTCTGCACTGCTGCAGGATATAGAGCGCGGCCGGCTTGTTGGCATAAACGATGCGCAGCAAAAACGGCTGATCGAATTAGCGAAAGAGCTAGACTCAATCAACGATCTGCAAAGCGCTCAGGAGCGGTACGCGCGCTTGGTTGAGAGCTTAAAAACAGACGCAGAGCGAACTAACGACACACTGCGCGAACGGCTAATGATACTCGACCAGATGTCGGGACTGTCGGACAGCGAGCGCACCGATACCCTCTCGCGAATAGTTGAAGATACCTCGGCCACCGCCCCTGATTTTGCCGGCCTGGATTCCAGCGTGGGCGGCGTTTCCAGCGAAATAGGCAAGATTGATGAGGCTCGGATAGAGCTGGAAAGCTGGTACGAAACCCAGCTTGAAATGCTCGCGAGCTTCCGGTCTGACCGCGCGGATTTGAATGCGGTATGGGATGAACAAGAGCTAGCGCTTACAGAGGAGCGCGACGCTAAATTAGATAAAATCAACGAGGCCCGATCCGCTGCGCAGCTGGTTGCGGCCGCTGACTTGGCGGGCTCTCTAACCAATATCGCCCGGCAATTCGCAGGCGAGCAGTCCGGCATTTATAAAGCGCTTTTTTTAGTTGAGCAAAGCATATCCATAGCCCGGTCTATCGCGGCCATCAACACCGCAATAGCGCTTGCTGCCGCGTCCGGGCCGCCGCCGTTTAATTTTGCTGCTATTGCGGGCGTAGCCGCAGCCACCGCCGGCTTAGTGGGCAATATCGCAGCGCTAAACGTGCAGGGCCAGGCGCACGACGGCATTGATTCTGTGCCCGCCACCGGAACCTGGATTTTGGAAAAAGGCGAGCGGGTTACTACCTCAAAAACCAGCGCCAAGCTAGATCGCACGCTGGAAGAAGTAAAGGCCCGCGGCGGCGGCAACATGCAGCTGAGTATCACCGTTGAGAACCACGGCACTAACGTTCGCGCGGAAACCCAGCAGACAGATGAAAAATCGGCCGTAGTTCGGCTGTATCCTGAATTTCGAAGACTCATGGCGAACGATATAGCGCGCGGCGGAAACGAGGCGGCCAGGTCGCTAGAGTCCACCTACCCCAATTTATCAAGAGCGGGAATTTAATGACGAGCATCCACTGGCCCGAGCTTCTGCCGGCTCCGTTAATAAGTGAGTTTAATTTAAGCCCCGTCAATCTTGTGCAGCGCACGCCTTTTATAAGCGGGCCGATTCGTGCGCGACAGGAGTTTGCAGACGGGCCGATTGCTATACAGCTTGCATTTGTAATGACGGCTGACCAGTTCAGCTTATTCACCGGCTTTCTCGCGCACGAAATCAATCAAGGGGCTGCGGCGTTTTTGCTTCGGCTAAACCTGGGTAATGGTTACAGGGATCAGGAGGTTATGTTTACTTCCGACTACCAGTCCAGCCCTTTATCTGGCGGGACTAAGCGCGTTTCAATTGCTGCCGTAGCACTGCGGCGCGACATAATTTCATCTGAGCAATACCAGTTCGCAAAAATAGGCATTACCGCCGAAAAGGCCGAACGCTTGCGCGTGGTCGCCAATGAAGATTATCCGGATGCTGTAGAAGGCTTTACCCCGGGCGGCGAGGACTAATGGCCAGCGCATCGCGCCGCCCCTGCCTGGAGCTGCAGCACGCGATTATTACCGCCAAATTTGGTGGGCCGCTGCGCATCGTGCCCGGCTTCGGCGGTGTAATGGCAAGAATAGAAAGCGGCGGCATGGCCACCTTTGAGGCGGTGCCCATGCGGGTAGCGCTACCCGCCGACAGCGATACCGGCCGGCGCGAACTGAAGGCCAGCGTGGGCACGGTAGATGGGCAACTGGAACAGTTATTCCGAGCCATCGGCCGCAGCACGGCCTCGTGTTTTTGTGTTCTGCGCGAGTACGACCCGGCCTTAATTAATGCCGATGAATCGGTAGGGGGCTTTATTGGCCAGCCCGAAATACTCGAGCTGGCCAATAGCAGTTACGCTACCGCCGCCGTCGCGCTCACGTTTTCCAACGTTGAGTTAATAAACATCAGCATACCCCGGCTGTTCTACACCACCGCCAATTCACCAGGCCTGCTCTCGTGAGCCTGCTGCAGCGCGGCGGCGACGTTATACCCGGCAACTGCTGGGATGTTGTGCGCCTGCGCTGGCCTCAACTGCCGGCGGCCAGCGTTAGCCAGGGGCCGCGCACACTGCGCCAGCTGCTGGCCTCTGGCCGATGGCATCGCTGCGCGCCCACTGAGCCGGAATACTGGTGGCGCAGCTGGCATCCGCGCGTGGGCTACCACGTGGGTTTATGCCTCACTACCGACCGGCCGTACATTTTGCACCGCTGTGATGCCACCGGGCGGTTGCTCATACAGCCGCGCGCAGCCTTTTTGCGCCAGCTGCTGCGGCCGCTGCGCTGTTATAAACCCGTTAAAGGCTTTAAATAATGGCCGGTATTATCATATCTACCGCCGCGCTGTTTTTCGGCGCGCGAGCCGTGTATCGGCTGCTGGAACTGCCGCCCACGCCCGAGGCCGGCAGCCGCGACCCACTGCGCAATAAAACGCTGAAGGCCAACCTTGAGCGGCTCGGCGAGCCGATGCCCGTACTGCTTGGCACGTACCGCATCTACCCCGATCTGCGCGCCAACAGCTTTACCGATGTGCGCGGCGGGGAAACTCTTACCTATTTAAATTTAACGGTTTGCATTGGCGAGGCCGACGTTACCGACATAAAGCTCGGCGAATCGCTGGCCTCTGGCATTGAAGGCTTGCAAACGGCGGTTTACCGGCCCGGTGAGGCGTTAACGCTGTACCCGGCCAATGTGTATACCTCACCCGACATTAACAACGTAGAACTTGAGCCGCCGAGCCTGACCGAAACCGACGAGACCTGCACGTTCCGAGGAAATCGCGTTATTTTCGGCCCGCCCGGAACCTTTAGCGGTTTGAGCGCCGGCGACACTCTGCTGGTAAGCGGCGCGGCTCCGGCAACGCAGCTGGCCGGTAACTTTAGTTTGCTGAATCAGCAAAACGCTCAGGGCTTCAATCTGATTGATCCTAACGGCCAAACCGACTTTTCGGTACTTGACCGCGCTGGCCCGTTAACGCTGCAATTCGGCAGCAGCGCGATGAGCACGCTTTACCGCCAGCCCCTGGCCGCCGCCGAGCCGGCCGGGCTAGCGATAGGCGCGGATTTGCCAAACGCCACCGGTGCCACAACAATAACCGGCAGTGATACGAACAACGGCAGCATTACGTTGCTGTCGGTAAACAGCAACGCATCACAAATTACCGTGGCCGAACCGCTGCAAGATGAAACCGCAGCAGTGCGTTTTACCCGGCTTACCGGTGGTAGTACCGCGTTTGTACGTACTAGCCAGCAGGGCCAGCTGATTAACGAGGTGGGCATTACGATGAGCTACCTCATATATCGCCGCAACGGTGACGGTTTTCTGCGCGACAAATTTGTGCGGTTTGCCGTGAACCTGCAGCCGGTAAACGATGCCGGCACGCCGATAGGCATGCCGTTTGAAATAGGACAATTTTTAATTGGCGGGCAAAGCACCAGCCCTGAACAAGACGCGTTCAATTTTACCGGCTTCCCGCTCGGACAATATCGCCTGCAAGTACAACGCATAACGCCCGATGTTAGTGATGACGGCGAGCCTGATGATACCTCGGTAGTAGATGTGCGCGGCTACATACCGGGCGAAGTGCGCTATGCCGACACTACCCAACTTGTGGCGATTGTGCCCAGCGACGCGATTGGTCAAAGTTCGGCCAACCGAATTAACTGCGTGGCCACCAAAAAGCTGCCGGTGTACGAAAGCGGTGGCTGGACGGAGCCCCGCGCCACCGATGATATTGCCTGGCACGTTTGGGACATCTGCACCAACACCGAATACGGCCGGGGTTTGCCGGCCGAAGCGATAGACCTGGAGGAGCTACTACGCCTGAACGAAGTTTGGAAAGCGCGGGGCGACACCATTGGCGGGCTGGTGAATAGCGGCACTACCTTTTGGCCACTGCTGGAAAATATGCTGCGCATTGGCCGAACCCGGCCTATTGCCGGGGCTGGGTTTATTACGTTTTGGCGCGATGAACCGAGCGACATCGTGCAGGGGCATTTCAACGACCGCAATATTTTGCCCGATAGCCTTGAGCTTACTGAATCGCCAAAGCGCCAGGGCGAGCCCAATAGCCTGGAAATTGAATATATTGACGGCACCACCTGGCAGAAAACCAGCGTACTGTGCCGGCTGCCGGGCGCGGTCGACGACGGGCTGAAGCCCACCCGCCGCACGCTCGACTACTGCATAGATCGGCAGCAGGCGTACCGGGAAGGGCTTTACATTCTGGCCGTGGATCAATATCGCCGTGAATCACTGAATTTTAGCAGCGAGCGCGGCGGCTCAGTAATGGGTTTCGGCGGCCATATCGACGTAACCCGGCCCACCGCCAACAACGGCCAGGGCAGCGATATTATTGGTGCGGGGCTGGATGATAACGACCGCGCCGTGCTGCTGAGCCGCGAACCCCTGGAATGGAGCGCCGCCGGGCCGTACACGCTGCGCCTGTGGGATGAGCGAGGCAACGTAAATGCGCCGATAACTGCCGAGCGCGGTGAAACCGACCGGCATATCGTTGTCACCGACGGCAGTACTCCGGCCGTTACGACCGACCCCAACGCCGTGCAAACGCTGTTTACGCTGAGCACCACCGACCACACGCCGCTGCGCTGCATTACCATGAACCGCACGCGGGGCGAGGGCGAGCAATGGCAGCTTGAAACGCTAATAGACGACCCGCGCGTGCACGACTTTGACAGTATCGCCGCGCCCGACGGGAACGCGGTAGCCGAAGCGGCGGAAAACCTGAGCATTGCCAGCGTATCGGCTGTGAGCAATAGCGACGGCAGCGCACTGGCTATTAGCTACACGGCGGCCGCCGATGCCCAGCAATACATTATCGACATTGGCAACAGCAACGGCTTTAACTATCGGCGGGTGGCGCAAATACGCGGAACTCAATTTATTCTACCCACCGAGCCTGGCGATGTTAAATGGGTTAGCGTGCGCGTAGCGGCCATTGGCGGCGTGCGCGGGCCGAGTGTTAGCACCTTGGCTTTTATCGGCAGTGCCAGCCCGCCGCGCCCGGTAAGCAACCTGGAAACCCAGAGCCCGTTCACCGGCGATTTTGTCAAATGGCAGTGGGGCCCCGGCCAGGGTGCAACATCGTACAGAGTGCGGATATTCGGCGACGATGGTGTGGGCAATACTCTGTTTCGCGTTGTCACTACCCAGTCGCTAAGTTTCACCTATACGCTCGGACAATGCACTGAAGACGGCGGCCCGCTGCGCTGGCTGACGATTGAAGTTTCATCACTAAACGATTCCGGCCAAAGCACCTCAAAAACCCTTACCAGCATCAACCCCGCGCCTACTGTGTTGTTTACGCCTGTCGCCAACGACAACGGTGGCATTAACGAGCGCGACTACACGCTGAGCTGGCAGCCCAGCCCCGCTGTGGATTTAGCCGGCTATATCGTCTGGGCCAGCGATTCGCCGGGCTTTACCCCGGCGCCAGAGAATCAAATATATCGCGGCCCGGCCGTTGAATACCGCCACACATCGCCGCCTGGCCAGTCGGTGTACTGGCGCGCCGCTGCGTTCGACGTATGGGGCGAACGAATAACTGAACTTAATTTAACCGCTGAGCAGAGCTACTAACTATGAGCACTATCACCGAACAACAAATCGCTGAATTAAACGGCAACATGCAGCGCATTGGCAAAATCGTTAACGACGACGATTCTTACTTAACCGACAATCAAGACGGCGGCCGTACCGTTAAAACCTGGCCGAAGCTCGCCGACGAATTTGCAGACCAGCTAACGCAGCAGGCGAGCGATTTTAGTGGTCAGCTAGGCACTCAGGGCAGCGAATTTGCCGCTCAGCTGAGTACACAGGAGAATGAGTTTAACGACCAGCTAAGCGGCCAGGCCAGCGAGTTTAATACGCAAATAACCACGCAGGGCGACACCATTAAGGGTTTCGCTGATGCCGCTGAAGCAGTCGGAATCCAGGTTGCTGCAGATGCCGCACGGGTCTCCGGCGATGCAGTGCAAGTATCCAACGACAAAGCGGCGGCTGAGGCTGCAAAAAATCAGGCGGTACTGGCTTCCGAAGGCTCTGGCGTTGCGGCGTTTTATGACACGTTCGCCGATGCCGATGCCGACAAGGCCAATCTTGCAGAAGGTGACGTGGTTCGGATTTTTTCCGATGAAACTAAGTTTTTCGACCCCACGACCCGGCGGCTAGAAGCTGGCGAGCTTGTTTTTAAAACTTCCGCCGTGACAGATGAGAGCTTCTTGTTTGAGTTCTTTAATCACAACGAGTTTATCGACTTCCAGATTAATATCCCGGACAACACTGGCGTGTTCGAGTTTTCACTCTCAACCACTGGCGGCAACGTCGTCATAGATTGGGGTGACGGCAGCACGGATGAAGTCGGTGGCAGCCTAACCGAGTACAGCCACACCTACGCTAGCTCGGGTGGCTACAGGATCACCGTTGGAGGTATTGGCCAAGTCGATTCGCTGTCGTTCTTTAATGGCACCGGCAATCTAGTAACGAGAATGAACTCGTTTGGCCGCTATAACATTTCTTTGTTCAGGCTGTTCTTTTTGCAGGATTTAAGCGGTCTTGTTGATTTTACAAACAACCCGGTAATAACTCGTAATGTCACGAACTTGGCCTCAGCGTTTAATAACACTTCCTTTAATTTGCCTATTGGTAATTTAGAAACGCCTAATGTTGAAAACACATCGGACATGTTCCGCAGCAATTTTGTATTTAACCAACCTATAGAACATTTAGACACGTCTAAGGTGAAAGTTTCGGATCGTATGTTTCAAAGTGCTGTTAAATTTAATCAGCCTCTTGGTCGGCTGGATATGTCCAGTAATGAAAATGCGACGGCCATGCTTCAGGGCGCTGTCGATTTTGACCAAAACCTCGGAAACTGGGACATAAGCAGCATGAAGAACCTAAGTAACTTTCTATTAGGGGTAACCCTTTCAACCGTCAACTACGACGCTTTATTGATCGGCTGGTCGCCACAAGCCGTTCAGGACAACGTTGTATTTCACGGCGGCAACAGTCAATACACACTCGGCGGAGCAGCAGAGGCCGCAAGGGCCAGCCTGATCAACGATCACGGCTGGATTATTACAGATGGAGGCGGGATTTAATGACTAATTTTGAAGCGGTAGCCGACGGCGTTCTTTGCGTTATTCGCGATGGAATTGAAGTGGCGAAAATTGAAGTAGTCGCCGGCAGCACAACCAGTTTTTCCGGGGAATATACATTCGAGCCGGGCGCGGAGCTGCCTGAATTGCCCGTTGATGATCCCGTATGAAGGCGAATCGTTAAGAACCTCCAGCCGGACAGCTCGCCTCGTTTATTCGGGGCTTTTTATTGTCTAAAAATCGAGAAAGCACTATGCAAATAATCGGCTACAAAGACGGTCAGGTTGTCAGCGATCAATACGACAACGCGCAGCAAGTAATTGAAGTCGCCGAAATCAATGCCCCAGGTTACGCATTTGTAGACGCAGAGTCGGCGGCATCAGACTACTACGACGAACACCACATCGTTGACGGTGATGCTGATGCCGACTACATCAAGCTGAAATTCGAGCAGTACGGCGATAGCGCGGTTGAGTCGGCGCTGGCGTTTTTGGCGCAGTAGCCCATGGCGCTTATTAACTTCGCGCTGTACCGCATACCCGATCCGCCGTCGCGGTGGCCGGAGTCAATAGCGGGGTTGATGATGCTTTGCCTCATCTTCTCCGATGCGTCTCCCGGCTACTTGTCGGCCAGCGACCAGTGGCTTTTCGTATTTGCTGAGCGGTTATCTATCGCAACCGGTTTGCTGATGCTGTTTTGCAGCTTGCGCGAGCGAATCAGTCACCGCTATTACTCGTCGCTGTTCGCCATCGCCGTGAATTCTATGCTGCTGGTTGTGCTGCTAAGGCACTCAAGCGTTGACTCGGCCCGGCTCTACGCGGGCGCAATTACCGCCGTAAATTTTGGCTCTGTTATGCAGATGCAGGCGTATTTTTGGCAGCTAAAAAACCGGCCCAATGATTGAGTGGATAACGAGTTTCACAGCCGAAACTAAGGCAATGGGGGCCGTTATGTCGGAATTCGGGCCGTGGGTAGCGTTCCTCGTTTTTCTCGGCGGAGTAGTAAAAGTGTGCGCGCCACTGGTCGGCACCCACTACACCAACAAAATGGACAACGAAGTAAAGCGCCGCGCGATGGACTTAAAGAGCTTCGGCGAAGTTCGCCAAGAGCGAGACTCGCTGAAGGCTGAGCGCGACCAGCTGTTTACCGAAAACGCGCTGATGAAAGCGCAGCTATCCGTAGCAGAAAAATGCGTGGTGCACGACGTTGCCGAAATTTTAGTCGATGGCACCGACAAGACGACCGAACCGTGATGCGCCTACTGCCGGTTTTACTGCTGGCCGCGTGCAGCGGGCCGGCCGTGGTGCCGATCAATTACGACCCGCTACCGGTGCCGCCGGTAATGACAAAACAGCTAGACCACTGCTGGCGCACGGCCACAGACCAGGTGTGCTGGCCGGTCGGCAGCCGGCCGGAGCCGTGGCAGCTGGACTATTTAGAGCAGCCCGGCGTGCAGAGTTTATGCAAAGACGGGCATTGTGAAATTGTTGAATTGATGGAGGTTTGATTGTGAAGTTATCCCATAAGCAGCAACACTTCGCCCGCGACATTGGACGGCTTATCGAATACGTGTACCGCAGCGGCTACGCTGTGACATTCGGTGATGCGTATCGCGATCCTCGCGTCTTTGGCGCTGTCGGCACCCGCCAAGGTTATGGCCAATCGGCGAGTAACCATAAGTCACGGCTTGCGGTCGATCTTAATTTGTTCGTAGACGGAAAATACATTTCCAGTGGCAGCCACCCCGCGTACGTGCAGCTCGGAGAGTTTTGGGAATCACTGGGCGACATGAATGCCTGGGGCGGTCGTTTTAACGATGCAAACCACTTTAGCTATGAGCACCAGGGTCGAAAATAATGACATCCATCGCCGCAAGGCTGGCGCTATTGCTAGCCGGCAGGGCCGCGCCCTACGTGCTGGGGTTTGTTCTGGCGGTATCGCTTAGCGGCTGGCTCTCTTTCGGCGTTGCGCTTTTTCTGGCAAGCGACACTCAAGACGATCTTGATCGCTGCAACGAGAGCGCTATCCGGTTTGACGAGCGGTTAAAGCTGGCAAATAAATCTGCTGAAAAAGCAGAAGCCAAAGCCCTCGCCGCCGAATCGAGAGTGCCCACAACGATAACCGCGCCGCCGGTAATCAAGTGGAAAACCCGAACCGTGCCGGCCGAATGCCAGCCGACAGAAACCGAGCGCGAGAACGCACGGAGGGACAACGAATGGGCAGAATCCTTGTTTCGCTAGCGCTGCTTAGCGCCGCCGGCTGTACGGGCCTTGTGCAACGCGTGCCGGTGCGCGAGCCGCTAAACGTGCCCGAGCATCTGTTAACCGATATTCGAGCCAGCCACCCGCCGACCGTGTGGGTAGCCGGCTGTGATACCGGCGCTGAGCGTGCGCTGACGCGTGCGGAATTTATCGCCCTGAATCAGTATCTAAAATCGCTGGAAACGCGAGCAGAGCAGAGCAGGGCGTATTTAACGCCGCTAGCCGAATAGCGTCCCAATTTAGCCGTATGCGGCACTTATACCCCATGTCGCATAAGTACCCAATTTGGGCGGTTTTGCGACATGGGGTATATGTCATTGTTAGAGCGCATTGCCCACCGTCGCCACTAGATCATGACTGAGCTTAAAGCCCGCAGCGTTTTTATGGCCACCGCCGCCGAACGCCGCAGCAATCTCGGAAACGTCAGCGCCATCGGCTGCGGATCGTAGGCTATATGTGCGTCCGGCCTCAGTATCCCAATAGCAGCACGAGAAGGGTTCGTTCTTGCTCATGATGTGACCAATGTCGCTGCTGAAAAAATGCGGTGCATTGATAGCGGGAACGTTTACTCCTGCAATATCAGCCCTATGAGCATTTGAATCAATCAGCTCGTTAACGTCTTTGAAGTGCTTCCGTAGTATCGCCTTGCCTTCGTCTTTCAGTTCCTGAATATCCGTTTCCATTAGCTGATCCCAATACAGAAAATCATAGGGGTAACTAAACAAAGCCGAGGTAACTTCTCGGGTTCCTTCCATATCGAAGCGCCAAAGGTCGCGGTCTTGAATGTGCAGCAGCAGAGCGGGGGCGGTTTGGTTAGGGTTAAAGTGCTCCCACGCTATCATTGCACCGCTACGATCCATGTCGAATGTGGCCGTTACGTTTTCCGGCAAATCAACAAGCTGAGCCGCCGCGCTCTTGTGGTGGTCTAGTATCAGCACGCTTTTAGCCACAGCTGCTATTTCTAGCAACACTTCGCGCTGATAGCTGAAATCAACCATGATTACTTCACGGCCAGTGCAGTCAGGTGGCGTCTCGTTGTAAGTACCAGCGTGATAGTCCATCTCTGAATAAAGGGCGTGGCGAACCGCCCAGGCGGCTCCAAATCCATCGGCACAATTGCCGTGGTAAATGCATAATTTGTTCATTGTAGTTCCTTAGTTAATTCGCTCTAACATTTGCATGCAGTTGACCCTGTGACTCAACGGCATGTAGTGAATTTATCTGCGGGGCAACTGATGCAAGCAGTTATATCTCACTCAACCTATCTAGCAGCTTCAGTGCGCTAGCGTTTGCTCGGTCGAAACTGGTGTGCAGGCTTGGTGACTGAGTGGGTATGTCCTGAGCCGTTTTGCACATTAGTCTAAGCGTAGCTAGCAGCTCTGGGGCGGCGTGCATTAGTTCGGCGTTGGCTTTATTTTCTTCGTCATTTGGGCCTCCAGCATGCACTACGGCAAGCCGCATGTCATCGCCGCAGATCACGCGGCTATTCCCTTCAAAATCCCCGTAGTCGCCTTTTTCGCAAAGCTCCCACGGACCTTCAGTGTGCTTTCCCATAGTTCAGTCCTTTAGTGGTGAAATCTAACAATCGCGTGAAGCCGACCCTGTGAGCCTGCTGCACGTATCTACATTCTACTTCGGGCGGCTTACGCAACAGTTAAGTTGCAAGCTCATCGGCCAATTGCGGATAAAGCTTCTTGTGCCTGGCAAGCTCAGAATCAGAAAGCCCGCTATTGAACTCTTGCGGCTCTCCGCATTCGCCTTTTAAATAAACAAAGCAGTCTAGCCCGCACCCGCCTGAAATGCCCACGTTAAAACACTCGTCCGCGCCTACGGGATAGTTGCCGGTATCAGCAAGCGAGTTGCAGTGCTGCAAAGCCTCTAACTCATTCTTTGGAGGTGCTTCGTTTAGTATCTTGATTTTGCAGGCGCGCCCAACAACTTTATCGGAATGCCAGCGGCCAAACTTTTCATTGTTCGCTGAAATGCGCTTGCTAATTAATTCCTGCTTATTCATCTTCTAATCCTCTAGTGTTGCAACCTAACATTTGCATGCAGTTGACCCTGTGAGCCTACGGCATGTAGTGAATTTATCGGTGGGGCAACTGATGCAAGCAGTTATGCCCCAACTTCCACCACCGCGCCCTTAATAAGCAGCGCGAATAACTTGGGCTTACTTCGATGCCAGTTGATAAGCGTCTGAACACTTACCCCGCTGGCTTGTGATAAAACTTCGAGGCTTTTCAGCCCCGCTGCTTTGCATTGCTCGCTGGGTGTCATGTGTCTATTTCTCCGAGCAATAGCGTGTTGGTGGCGCTGCAAAGATCAAAAGCGATGCCGTCCGCGTTCTCAATAGGCACCTGCTTTGCCCATCCGCCTTGGTCATAGCTGCCGCCTCCAGTCTCATGGCTAACAACCTCAACCGTATAACTTTCATCAAATTGGTCTAGCCACTTTTTTAGCTGCTTAACATTCATTTGATTAGCTCCAGCTGAGTGATTGCCGAGTAATAACCAAAGCGCCAGTTTTTCGGCTTGCTTCGCATTTCGTCGCGGAGCTTGGCTATTGCTTCGTTAATTACATCTTCGCGGGTTTGCGCCACCTCAGCCCTGAGAGCTACGCACGCTTGCCGCCAGTTGTTGCGGGGCTTATTTCCCGCGTGGCGGCTGTTAAAGCCCGCCATTGCCTCGGCTGCTGTCATTACTTGCAGAGTCCGGTTATGTCGTACTCTTCTCCGATAACGTAGCAGTCTGCATTTATTCCGTCTTTCAGCTCGAAAAGACTAACGCTAATAACTTGGCCGTTTCTTGCAATTCTTGCGGGGGCTTCAAACATTGCGTTCTCTTCGATGCTGATGTAACCGATAAACTTTGCCATTTTCGTCTGCCCTTGTTTGTGTGGTTGCTGTTTCAATAAAGCCAGTATACTTAAACTGTTTTAGTAAAACAAGACCCAAAGGCAAATAAACTTAAATAACTTTAGCTTTGTGGCATAACAACAGCGTGGAGCGTGACAAGCCTTGCCACTACGCCTACGGCTCCGTTATCGGCTTGCACCTCACGCAACAGTTATATCCGCTAGTCATCATTAATCAGCAAAGCCAAAGCCAAAAGCGCCCGCTCCTTGTTCAAATGCTGCGAGCGCTGCGATACGCTTATCGCTACGTTGCCGGTTGGAATGTGCCGCAGCTTAACTCCGTTGGGAATTTGGCCGGTTTGCATTCCGCCTTTTGGCTTCGGCGGCCATAGCTCGCCTTCTATATCGTCGGGCTTTAGCATTTCAATCTCCCGCAAGCCGTGGCCTGCTATAAATATTCAACGTTCCAAGTGGGGTGCAAGTTTAGGCGAGTCTTGCAGCCCGGCACCCTGTCATCTGGCAGCACTCGAAGCCGAGCACCGCGCGCTGATGTAATGCGGCCAAACCAAACCCCGCCAAAACCATCTACAAACTTTATTCTGCCGCCTCGCTTGGCTGGTACTTTGTAGTAATCCCTTATGTATTTCATGCTCATAATTTATACCTGCCGCAAATCTAACAATCAGTTGCATCGGACATTGGCTGCGCCAACGCTTCGCGGCCTCCGGCTGCCGTTGAACTAGCAGTTAGGTGCCTCCGGAACTTCATACCAGTGGGTGTAAGGTGGCTGCTCTTTTGCCCCCGTAAATGGAATTTCGACAGGCGCGGCGATTAAATAGTGTTCGTAGTTTTGAGCATGAACTTGCCATTGGTCATCACTCCAAATGTCATCTTCATAAAGTTCGTTTCCGTCACCATCTCGCCAAAACATACGAAGCCATCGCCCGTCTTTTGGTGCCGTCGCTATCGGCTGCCAGCCGTTCTTTTCAGCTTCTCGTAGCAATCGCCGTACAATTTGAACCGCATTATCTGTATCAACTTCTGTTCGGAAGTCTAAATGAACTAGCCGCTCAACTATTCCCCGCGCTTTTTCGTCTCGTTCGCTCATAACCTTAATCCTCTAGTGTCGCAACCTAACAACGGGTTGCATTAGACACCGCTACGCGGCGGCGCTTCGCTTGGCCCTGCGGGCTGCTACTGAACCCACAGTTATGCCCCTATCCCTTAACCGGCAGTCATTGAGGCAAGCAGCTTAGGGGTGATGTCATGCTCAAGCCCAAACGCCATTACTTCACCCGGCATTGCAGGCTCGATAACGCTGAACATGCCCTTGTAATCGCCAAGCTCATTGATGATCACTCCTAGCCACTTCTGACCGCCATCAAAGCCAGACTCGCCCCATTCAAGCCCCTCGGTCTTCTCGCCTTGGCAAAATTCGTCTGGGTTATTCTCATTGGTCGCAATGGTTTTGCCTTCGCAAACAGCTATGTGGTGCGACAGCTCGTCAACCTCATAAGGCTCGCCGGTGTCTTCATCATATTTCGTGCGCTTCTTTCGGATCGCTTGGATCTCAACAGGGAAGCCAAAAACAATGTCGGTGCTGTAACTAATGCTCATATCAAATCCGTCTTTATCAGTTAAGCGCCAGCGGTGCTAGCGCGGTAAGCCCGTATGAGAGGGGTATAACAAAACGCTGGAGAGCGACCCGCTAGCGCGGGCGCCTCAGCTCTGTGTTATGCGTCAGCGTCAGCCATTGGCGGGCTTTTGTAAATCTTGCCCGTTCTAGGGTTACATGGTTTGCACTGGCCAAGGTCGATGTACAAAGTCCACCGGCCAAAAACAACAAACTTAGTTCTGATTCTTGACCATTCGCCTTTGCGGAATTTCCACATAATCCCGAAACCAAAATGTCGTGGGAATCCTATGTGCCACCATCCGTCCATGATTCGCCACCTAAAAAACGGGTTAAACGTTTTTACAAGGCCGTTAGAATAACGCGTGGTCGATGGCGTTCTTTCAAAATACGTCTTTTTCATATTATTCAATCCTCAAATAGCTTACGCATAACAAAAGAATGCAGTTGACACCCTTTCCACTACCGCTTAGCGTCCGTTTCAAGTGCGCGAACTGATTCAACAGTTAGTTGCCTCGTTTAACTGGCGCGCATGCCATTATAAAAAACACCAACAGCAGCGCCACCGGTAATGCCGAGCATGAAAGCCATAAACGCAACGCCAAGCACTGGATAAATTGCGTTCGCTATTGCCTTTAGCTTTTCCATTCCATCCATCCCGCAACCGTTCCGGCTGCTCATTTATGTGTTCCGCTACTGCTTAGCAGAAGCTAGTTTGCTTGCTCATTGCACGGCGCTGAATCGCTTACATAGTTCTCATAGCGAATTAGCGCAGCTTTTAGAAAGCCACGAACTTCGTCAACGCTCGGGCCGCCTAATTTCACGAACTCAGGATTTGCCAGCGCAAAAAAATAGTCGCTAGCGTGCTCTGCAACTTTCTCCAATAACTGTTTCTCGTTACTCATAAATCCTCGCTATCGCAAATATAACAACGGCTTGCAGTTGACCCCGTGAGCCAGTGCGCTTTATTAATAATTTTGGTGGGGCAACTGAACCCACAGTTAAGTTGCAAACTCAGCCGGCTTTAATGGTTGCGGCTGCCAGTGGGTCGCATCTATAAAATTGCCGTGTGAGGCCCATCCTTCTTCGTCGTAATCCACGCGCTCCCAGGTCTCGAAAACTCCGTGCTCATTAAATCGGCAGCGGCTTTCCCAACAGCCCGTACCTTCGCCGCTTGTAATCCACGCCTGGAACTCGCTCCCGTCATTTGGCGCTGTCTCTATCGGTTGCCAGTCACTCACGCCAAAACCTCCCTAACCAGTAGCCCGATAGAAAACGCCAACAGCGCAAAGGTGATTAGCGGCAGTATTTTGTTGCGGTTAGGCATCGTATTGCTCCATCAGCTGGATAAATTTACGCTCTGCGGCGATTAGCCAGTTTCGCAGCCGGGTTTCCTTCGTTCCCTCAATGGTTCGGCCGTCCTGAAAATCGTGGCATGTGCTACAAAGAGGCACCGACCATCGGTTGTCGCCCTTTAAGCCCGTGCCGTTATCAAACGTCGGCAGGTGGGCGGCTACTGTCGTTCCGTCGTTTACTGTGCAGAGGATGCAAGGCTCGTCGCGGGCCGCTTCCATCGGCTTGCGGGATTTGTTGCGCGTGGGTTTGGGTAGCAGCATGTCTGTTACTGAGGCGGCGCGGCTGTTCATAATGATTCATGGCCATAATAATTATCTTGGCTGTTTAAGCTTAGGTTTGTCTTTTTCGCTAAGGGCGGGTTTACTGTGAATGCTGTACCGCCAATATCTACCACTTGAGTTCCACTCAAAAAAGCAGTTATATCTATATCAGTGCCGTTTCTCAGTCTGCGCTTATGAGACTCTACTAAGTGCAGTATTGGTCGCTTCCTGCCTGTGGCAGTCATAGGCAGGCTTCTTGCGTAAAGGAGTGACTTTATTTCCTCTTTCATGCAGCCTAGATTGGCCCTTGCCTCTGCCTCTTGAGCCGTTATAGACCAGCAAAATCGCCTATCAGCGTGTTCTTGCAGAATTACAGAGGCTATGCCAGCGGTGTTTTCTCTGTGCGCTCTAAGCTCAGTAAGTATTGGATGACCATTCAGCTTATTGTTTGCTGCCTCATTCTTGCTAATGAAGCAGGTAGCAACCTCTCCGGACTTGCTAACAGTTACACATGAAACTCGATTAGCAAGATGATGACTGGTTGCGTAAATCAATTTTAATTTATAAAGATTGCCGCCCGTTTGCCTTATAAAACCTTTCGGTGTTTTGTTTAACGCCTCCATCGTGGCAATGCATGCGTATACATTTCCGCATTCGGGCAACTCAAAATCACCGGCGTTGAACACCATGCCTGAAACAGCAAAGCTGGGCAGGTTATCGTTCTTGGTGTCGAAGTAACCAAATTCTCCATCTATGTCCTCAGGCTCTATAACCTCCCTTGACCTGCTTGGAATATAAGGACCAACTGCCCTAGCTCTTAGCATGTCGGACAAAGATACTCTTTCTGATTTTATCCACTTTTTCTGGCTTTCTAACTTTGTTTCGTAGCAGGCGATAAGTATTGAGCTAACTGAATCCTCAAAATCTTCACCTTTCCATGCGTCAATAACTTCCACTACGCCACCTCCAAATACTGCTCAACAGCCGCTTGCATATGCTCTGGTGATTCAAATTCCGTTTTCAACATTTCGCGCCAGGCAACCCGGCTAACCTTGTTGTAGTAGTCGCGCCATTCATCGCCCGACATAGCGTTAAAATTCGTAGGCAGTGATTTACGGGTGTAACCTGTAGGCGTGAGCACTAGCTCAAAATGGCATTGCTGCTTTAGCCATTCGTGAATAATTTCAGGCGTCGGGGCTACCGGTTCCGGCGCTGCGTCGGCTCGCAGCGCGGCGATACGTGATAGCTCCGTTTTAACCACCTCGCGGGCTTTCGGTATTGGCAGCTTGAAGGTGTTAGCCATAGCCAGCATCAGGTTATTGGCCAGGCTCAATTCAGCAGCCGTCAACAGCTCATTCGTCGGCTTCCAGTAGTGCTGTAATAGCTCGATAAACGGCCCCCAGTAAAGGTTGTGCCATGCAACTGATCGAGACTTCACTTTCACCGCTTCAAGCCGCACGCCTTGGCCGTTGTTCCAGACTTGGGAAAGCTCCCGGTCATAATCGGTAACGGGGCGTAGAGCGCCGTTGTTGTATGTGCAAGTAATTTGCTTAGCCATTACGCCACCTCGCCAAGATCAACTTCACCGGGTAGCGATTCGGCAGCGAGGGCACGGCGGGCCGCAGAAAATCCGTCGCCTTGCTTAATTTCTGTACGCTCGGCAGTGGTGAAAATTCCGCCCTTGGTTGGGGCCAGCCATAGCCAGCCTTTTTCCTCGTCGGTTAGCTCGTTGTAGGCTTCGGCTGCCAGTGAAAAGTCGCCCGTTTCAGCACCGGTCAGCAGTCCGCGCTTAATCGCGTCAACGCTGGCCCAAAGCTCGCGAACCGCTGATATGTGTTCGATAACTTTTTTATTCGCTGCTGTTAGCTCCTCGATAAGATCAGGCCCGCCGTGCTGGCCGTCGTCGTCCTGATCGCCGGTCATAATTCCTAGCGCGTTGCAGAACGCCAGGCGCTTGGCGTAAGTAGTGGCGCTGGCCGCTTTCTGCATGTCGTTCATAAATGCTTTTGGGTCAACCGGTGCGGTAAAACTTGAGCGCTCCGAGTGGCCTAAGACATGAGTAATTACGACAGTGGCCGTTGCCATGCCAGCCTCAAAGTTCGCGTCTACGGTGTAGCTCAGGCCGCAGTCGGTCAGCAGGCCGCGTACTTGCAAAACGATTGCATCCATCGGCGCGTATGAATAACGCGGCACTGTGTAATTTCCGGCTTTATCTTTGCCGTAAACCACCTTGTCTTTCTTGATTACTGGGCATTTACTCTGAAAATCAGAAATTGACCGCTGATAGGCTTCGCGCGCCTTGTTGGCGTTGTGGCGCTCCTGCAAGTCCATTAGCTTGCCCATTACTTCAACGTCGGCTTTTGACTCGATGGCTTGCCGTAGAAGCTGGCTAGCGTCCATTGTGGCTAGCTCTGACACCGGCTCTGCTTTTGCTACTGCTGAGTTACTCATATCAACCTCCAAAAATCTGAAAAATCAAAAGCCCGGCTACAAGCGCGAAGGCCACGGCTGTTAGCGCCGTTACGGGCAGCTCAGGCTTATGCGCGCTGCTGATTAGTGGGCATTTATGCTGCATGGCTGGCCTCGCTGCTGTTTTTGTTCTTCATCGACACGGCGATAGCTGACAATTGGTCTAGCTGGGCGACGCTCAGAAAGCAGAACGTTCTATCGAGAAGGCCGGTCAGGTCTTTGCGGGTTACTACTGGCGATTCGCCTTGCTCCGGCTGTTTTGCTACTGATTGATTAGCCATTACGCTGCCACCTCCACTAAATCCAGCGGCGACCGGCTGCGGTCGAAAACGCGGCCTTTGCTATTCCATCCCAGCGGATAGCGTGAAAACGCCACGCGGCCGGTGATGGTGCCGTCTTGCCGGCGGGATAGGTGCGTTACCGCATCGCCCGCGCGGGTGGTGTATCGCTTGATTTGGTTTTTCATTACGCGGCCACCTTTTTCTCAGCTTCCCAAGCATCGGCCAGCTTGATCGCCAGCCGGCAGAACACGCGGCGGTAGCTTTCTTCGTAGAGCTTATTTGCGTCTACTTCGGTATTGCCGGTAACTGACAGCATGCGAGCCACGTCAATAGCGGGATTGTCTTCAACTATTTCAGCAATTTCGTCGTGCGTGATCGATTCGCTGCCGACAATGATCTGATTGATGCCAAAGGCGCATTTCGTGTTGCAAAACTCGTCCCACATATCGGCGACGGTGTGATTGCTGAACGACTTGGCGATAGCTTGATTGGCGGCGCGGGTGATAGCTGATTGCATGTTTGTTGCCTGCGGTTTGTTTGGATACAGGCAGTCTACATATTGGAGACTTGCGGTGCAATCCCATTTTGTAGACTTTATAAAGAATCCAATTATGTTAAGCGTAAAAGCTTAATTTTCAGTCTTTGGCGGGGCTTTGCTCGTGCATCGCGCTAACTATCTTGTATAGATAGTCGCGCTCGGATTTGTCTGCCGACCTAAAAAGTTCGATGAGCTTCTTTTCTCGTTCGTCAGAAATAAAAAGCGCATCGTCACCTAATAACTCACTCACACTTACACCACATAGCTTAGCTATATCTTTAATTTGCTGAATACTTGGCTCTCTGGTGCCGGTTAGGTAGTGACCAACCCCGGATTTTGAATAGCCAAGCTCTTTAGCAATATCAACGTAAGTGAATCCTTTTTCTTTTAGCAAGCCCCGCGCTCTGTCGTACCAGCGCATAGAAGCAATACTACTCTTACCGCAGACGGTTGCTGTCCCGATATTGTAGCCATTACTGCGCGCTGGCGACACGGCCGGCTTGCTTGTGATTTCCCGGTATCGTAGACTTGACTGCATGAGCAATAAACCCCTTGACCTTATCCTTAAAACCACGCGGCAAATAGATTTTGCTGCAAAGGTTGGCATATCCAATAAAACGGTTAGCGCCGTCGTGAATGGTCGCCGGCATTTCAGTCGCGAATCGGCTATTAAAATTGCCGCCGCATACCCGCATGTAAGCATTGCTGAGGCGCTTATGTATCAGCCAGCAACTGCCGAAGCCGCCGCATGAATCTCATCCCTGCTCATAACGAGCCTTGCCGATTAATCGCGGCTTTTTTATTGCCTGGTGCTTTGCGATGAGTGAAGCATCTTCCGACGGCGTTGCAATCGCCAGCAATCCACTTGCAAGGGCTCGCAAGATGCAGTCTGTGCTCTTGCAGCGGCTAGCTGGCAATCAGATAGCCATTGCCACGGCCAAGGGCGTTAGCGAATCCATAGTGAGCCGCAGCAAAGAGCACATCGGCGAAATTATGGAGCTGATCGCGTTTAGCGGCCTAAAGCTGGTATCGGTCGACATGGAGTGTTTTGACCGCGACGAGGTGACGGCGTTTGAAACGCTGGCTGAAAAGTACATGCAGCTAAAGCGCCAGGTTAGAACAGGGGAGTTGATTTGAAGATTAAGCCTTTTGTAGCGCCTGAAATTCAGGAATGCAGAATTGGA